ATCACTTCTGATGGAAGTGTTAAGCCTTGGCTGTTACGACCATATTTATCTTTGGCAGCATCGCTACATTCAAATTCAAACTTAGCTGCTTCCTGTGCTCTACGATCAGAAGGATTAGCCATAGCATTAACCGCTTTTAAGATTGAGAAAGATCGAGACTCTTTCTCGGTCAATCCAATTTCTTTGGTTTCAAGAGGCTCATCAGTTGGAAGTGAGTTTAGAAGTTGCCCTCTAAAGTCTTCAATTGATACGCCTTCTCTTATTGCTTTTCTAGCCAAACCACCCTGATTGTGTCGCGAACCAAGTTCCAAAATTTCATCATTCTCTTTGGCAACACTGGCTCTGGTTTCGGAAACAACTGAAGTTTTTAGTTCATCGATGTTTATTTCAACATCATTCTTTTCTTCACTCATTTTTTTCACCTGTATAGTTTGAGTGTTAATATTATCGGTAACTTCAGTTTCTGCTGCGTCTGTTTTATCTGATGCAGTTTCTACTTCTGCCACCGGGTTTAGTTCTGATGGTTCGGATCGAGCCACACCAACATTTGCACTTTGATCTGCTGGTATTGAAACGATGGACGCTTCTAAAGGTTGCCATGCAACACGATAGGTTGGCTCATCAGCCTCTCGATCTTTTTCCATATTTGTAATTGAATAGCCAACAGAAACATTGTTCCGAATGCCATCTTTTACGTCTTGCCAAATTTCATCAGCTAGTGCAGATTTACCAAATCTCACTTGAGCAAGTGTCCGCTTGCTGCTTTCATCTAATTGAAAATCTTCTATAATCCCGATCTGTTTCGTCATGTCGTGATCCAATAGGAGAGGAGACCTTGCCTGTCCTATAAAATCCGTGTCAATAGACTCTTGGCTATGATCTAGGATCTCCCAACCAAATGGTCTTCTAACTGGTTGCTCAGAGGTTAAAGCTATTCTCACAGTGCGATTATCTTGATCGATAAAATCTGATCTTGATAGATCGACTGATCTGAATAATTTTTCCTCACCATGCACCCGGTCATTAGACTCTGGTTGGTTATCAGTTCCCTCATTCTCAGAAGGAATAATATTTTTATCATTCATCATTAGTTCCTCTTTGATATGAAGTTTATTATTCAAGTCTTGCGACTCATTTATTGAATCTTCCGATTCAAATTCTTTAGTGGACGGTTTCATCATCATCCTTATCTATAATTAAATTTAAAAAAGCTGGATCGGGTTTAAACACGATCACCATTTCTTGCTCCTCATCCTCATCCTCATCGTATTGATATTCAATATCGCTGGGATTATCTTCTGGCGTTTCTTCTTCCATGCTCATATGTCCTGTAACTTTTTGAAAAGAACCCTGACACCCACACACAAAAGCAACGGAGAAAACTGCTCCTTCTTTTCCGTCTTCACCCACAAAGATCCCACCACCAGTCACTAATCGTCCTCACTTGTTATGTCGGGTTGCACCGCTTGTTTCTGAACCCCATAAGGTTCAAATGCAGTTTCAATCCCATATTGTTCTGCTAATGCTTTTTCACGGTTAATCGTTTCCATAAGTTCTTCAACATCTCTGCCATAGTTAGCTTGTACGTCTTGCATGGTTACTTGACCATTTTGCATTCCTAGTATTTGTGCTTGAATCTCTTGGAGTGGATTAACATAAGTCCAGCTTCGTGGTATGAAGGATGCACTGTTGGCAAACTTCTCATATTTGGTAATGGGAATCTCAATGGCACCTGTGGTCATTGATGATTCTAACCATCGTCTAAATACTGGATCAATAAAATGATCCACTATAAATCTTTGTAGTATTTTAAAATTGTCTCTGTCTTCCATCACACCTTGCCTGATGGATGAATAGTTCACACCTTCTAGGTTGTTAGATAGAGACACATAAGACACATTCAATCCTGATGCAATGCCTCTCAGTATTGCTTTTTGAAAAGGATCAAACGTGGTGTTGGGATAATCTGGATCCCAACTTCTAAACTCGGTGCCAGCTGGTAGTTGTTCAATGGTACCCGGATCAGCGCTCATAATGGGCGTGTAAGTATTTTCAGTGTCCTCACCAACATAGTCTTGTCCATCAGGTGAAACTAAAAAGCCCATCTTTGATGCACCTACTCTGGCATTCACCACTGCTGATTCTTCCAGCCCTGACAGCATTTTCATTCTGGCAAGCACTGAGGAAGTCCACGGCACACCTCTAGTTTGTTCGGCTCTGCTTGGCAGATAGCCATGGATCATTTCTTCTGCCGGGATTCTAAAATATTTATTGCTGTAATTGTAATTGGTCATTGATCCGGGATGACCTTTAAGGATGTAGTAAGCTACAGGCTTTCCAAACTGGTTGACCTCAACACCCATGACAATAGAATTACCACTGTCCTGATTCTTGGTATTGTAAGTCTCGTCAAGATGATCAGACTCTAAGAACTGAATGCGATAACCAAACTTATCATCCGACCTTAGATGTCTAACTAAACTCTCACCATCTCTAGCCATTGACTCAATAAATAGTTGCTGGCAATCAATAAAACTTTGTCTACCGTTAGCAGTACAGTTTCCGTTGCGACTCCAATCGTTCCATGCTCTTTCTACAACCTGATTGCCTTGCACATCTAAACTGCCGTCATCATTTCGAGCCTTACAGGACAACCGAATGCCTTGATGCCCAACAACATTATTAACTAATATTTTTAGATAGCGTGTGATATATCCATCATTTCTTGCTAATGCCCGGCTGCGATCTCTTAGTATTTGCAGTGCACCAGCAATCTCTGAATCAGCACTGGCGTTTGAGGCAGTCCAGTCAGCAAACAATCTACCGCCTTGGGCACCGCTATAACTTCTTTTGAAAGGGCTTGCTTTTTTCTTTCTGCCTAAAAATCGATCATACCAAGCCATTAGAATTTCACCTTGATTTCAGAACCTGTCGGCTGACCTTTTTTGATTCTCATTTTCTTTGTCTCCAAACTCACTAGATATTTATAATGACGCTCCCAATCTCTAATCTCAGCCGGAGTCATTCTGCTTAATGATCGACCAGCAATACTCATTGACATTTGATCAATGGATGCTCGGTTCTCTAACATGGCTTGCAACCCATCTAATATCTTTCGAGCATTGGATCTTGGATCAGATGTGTTGGTGTCCAGATCAGGCTCAACAGTTACAATCCCTGTGCTATACACAAACCGTTCTGAATCAGACGATCTAATAATGTATTCCTGATAAGTGTAATCACCAGCTGTATAAGTTGCAGTGGTGCTTGACGCAACTTCGACTAGATATTCTTCTGGGCTACTTGACTCGGATGTTGTGATAGCAATTTCTGTTGCAGCAGAAGTGAGCAACCTAAAACTATATTTTAATTCATAGGTTGCCACCGGGTAATCTGAAACCATTACTGATCGTTTCCATACCCAACGGTCACCGACATATAGAACATCGGGAACAACACTTGGATAGTTTGTTGAACTAAATAGATTTGCCAATGGGATACCTCATAGCATAATTATTAAAAAGGCTATTGAACCACTTGTTAAATGTCAACCCTAGTTTGTTGTAATTATTTTTATTTTTATAGATCACCTTTTTTTATTAAGTCAAGATTTATTTTTTGCTCAGCTGAGCACGTTTTGTTGTTTATCAATAACTTACAAAATGTTTATTTTTTTTTGTTTCTTTTTTTTTATTGAATATGCGCGGATTTCTTTAGAACGATTCTAAAAACTATTTCCAGCTGTTCACAAAAGATTTTCTAGGTGGTCGTTTAAAACCATGAGACTCAACAGGAGGAGTGCGCTTAGTTTCTTTGACACCTACTTCCGCGATCCTTTCAAGATTAGGTCGAAGGATATGGAAGGCTGCCAAACAATAGACGAAAGTATCGAGTGCTTCATTGCGAGTGCGTATTGGTTTAAAGATTAATTTCTTTTGTCCTTTAACAAAAGTGATAACTCTTTTTTCAGAGGTCAGCTGATTAAAATATTCTTCATCAACATCAGATGGAAAGTGGATGTATCCCGGTGACACCTCATCAACTTGCATCCATGAGAATATAACTTCTTTGGC